TTCCCGAGCCATCAAAAATTTGTTTAGCTGTATCTGACAAAACACTATTTGAAATAGGGATTGTTATTTTATTACTATCATAATTAAGATAACTACTTCTTGTTTCAATTCTTTTACTTTTTTTCCATGTAACTTTCACATTGTTTTTATTATAAACATCATCTACATATGTATGTTCAATTGATTCGTATAACATAGATACACAAGAATTTAATACCATTAAATCATCATCATAATTTGTTGGCAATCCCCAATGTTTAATCTCATCCAAAGGTATTCCTCCATCTTTTATTTTCATAACAAATTGATCTTTTATAAATATGTAAATATCGTATAAATTATCAGAATTTTTACGAATTCTATACTTAATTGAAAATCCCCCAATATAAGTAGAATTATTCATCTGCACACCATATTCCGCTAGTATTGCTTTATAATATTTACCATTTTTGTCTACACATATATAATTATTAGATGTATCGCTATAACTATCAAACCCTGTACCGCGAATACCCAATAAAAATTTTTTATCAGTACCATCTTCAGAATAAGAAAAATGTCCTTTATTAATCCCTATATTTTCCAATATTGCTCCTTCTGGTATATACAATTCTAATTCCCAATTGTCAATGGTCGTGTTTTCTGGTATAATACTTTTTATTTCTATGTTCGATGCGGTGAAACTATTACGCAATTTATCATGTTGTATTTTATAATATTCTTCATGTAATGTATTATATTTTTCAATAGGTTGAGCACTCTCATTATTAGTAAAAGTAGTATTTGTATATTGTATATTTGATACTTTATTTAAATAAAATATCTTTTTACTTATACTTGCATTTTCATAATTAATACCCGGCTCACTAAAAGAAGAAAAATATTGGTAAAGTCTTATTATACCGTCGTTATCTGTATAATATGTTGGTGATGCGTGTACTCTTAAATCTGTTGGTCCCTGATAATCATTCGGTAATTTCCAATTTGTTCCACTGGTAGTAATTGTTTCTTCTTTTTCTGGTAACCAAGTTTGAAAATTTAAAAATAATCTCACAAATGAACCCAAATCTTCTGTATTTTTTTTACCTATAGCAAAAAAGTTATTCTCAAAACTTTTTTTTAAATTATACAATTCATCTCTAGATAAAGTTAAAAATAAAGTATCTAGATTATTATCATCCCGTGTAATAATAGGATACTCATTATTAAACAAAAAATCTCTGTATGGTACAAATACAGTTTTAATACTATTTAAATTATTCGCATCATTATTATTACTATAACCTATTCTCCATACACCAGGCACTAATCTTTTATCTTCAAAATCATTCTCTGTAAATTCTATACTTGATATATCTGAAAAGCTTAAATCATATCCATCATTAAAATCAAATGTATACTGCTCATCATAATCACGGTTTGGTTTAATAATAAAAACAGAAGAAACATCTTGTAGATGGTTTGAACTATTTTTTAATTGAAATTTTAAAGATTTGTAACTTTTTTTTTCATTTTTGTCAAATATTATATTATATGATATATCGAATGAGAACATTATTTAATATATATATATTAAATAATATTTTTAGCATTTCCACCTATTCCCACAAACTAAACATGTTACAAAAGTAGTCATGGGTTCATCAGCTCCTCTGGTTTGTAGCTGATAATAAGTACATTTTCGTTTTTTACACTTGTAACACTTAAATTCATCTGTAGCAGCAGATAAATCAACGGATGTCATATTTTTATCCCTTTTAATCTTCGCATCAATTAAATCTTTCCACTTTTCTGGACATATTTCTTTATGAGTCATTAATGATAATTCTTTCATTTTAATTTTCTTTGTTTTAATTTTCTCCACTAGTTCCTCATTTTTTAGATTTAAATACATACTTCTTAATCTATCCATATAAATTTTAATAAAATATTTGTTTTCCCAATTTCTTACAATGTTTTTCTTTTTTGCTTCATTAATAGCAAAATTAAATATACCCTTTTCCATATTATTTGCCGTTTTTTTATCAAATGTTTTGTTAAAAATATTAACTATATTATTTCTAAATTCGCTGATATTTTGTATACTCATTTATTTAAATTACATAAATAAATTTTAAATAAATTTATAATCAATTTTAATATAACTAATTTTAATCACTATCTTCGTCCATAGACTCTTCTGTTAAACATCCATCATCGTATTCTTCTTCATCGTCGTCATCGTCTTCTTCATCGTCATCGTCATCGTCGTCATCGTCTTCTTCATCGTCGTCTTCATCTGTTAAACATCCACCTTCATCGCTAATATCTTCAAATTCAGAATCGATATCTTCAATAGAATCGATATCTTCAGTAGAATCGATATCTTCAATAGAATCGTCGTCAACAACGAAATCATCTTTTAAGTAACCTTCCTTTGTTAAATCTTCTGGGTCAACTTCCTCTTCATCGCTAGATTCTTCATCATCATCTAAATCTTCAAATCCACCAAATAGTGTATTATATACATTTTGCCAATCATCTACTGTTAAATCCTGTAAATTTTTAATATCAATAATTTTTTCTGAATGTTTTAAAATAACCATGGTTCCGAAATATAATTCACTATCTATCGGTGGTGGAAGATCGTATTTATTTTCACTTCCAGCTTTACCTTTATTTTTAGAATAAATAGTATAAAATGATTTATTATCCAAAGACCATATATTTCTGGAGTCAAAATAATTATTATTCATAAATCCACATTTTTTATAAATTTCATTTAAAGATGATAATTTAAGATTCGAACATTTAATTGTCCCACCTTTTTTTATCAAAATACATTTTACCATTATAATATTCATTTAGATAATCGGTTTAAATAGTTTAACATAAATATTAATATTACTACATGAAAAAACTTTATTTTAAAAATATATCCAATAAAAATATTAATTTAAAATTAATATATTCTCTTAAAAATAAATATACATTTGATACAAAAACACATTATATGATTTTAACAAATAAATCACTATATAAATATGTTAAAAATAATTTATATAGATTTGAATTATTATTAAAAAATGTCAATGAAAATGAAGAATATTATGAATGTAGTGAAGAACAAATAAAAAAAAATATTTGTTACCAAATACCAATTAAACACAAATTTATAACTGAAAAAACCATAAATTTGAAAATATTTGAAAATATTTATTTAGCATTTGATATGGTAAACAATAATGTTAATGATTACTACATTATAAATAAGACAAATTTAGGTATAAATGATATATTATTAAAAAAAGATTTGAGTTATATAAAGAATATGTTAATGTGAATACAATATATTACGATGTTATTTTGGATTATTCGGCAAATTCTGATCTCCTTTATACTAATATTTGTGCTTCATAATATTTATAATTACTTCAAAAACAATCTAACTGTTCCAAAAATAAAGGATTTAATTAGAAAACCTGCTCAACAATATAAAGAATTATATGAAACAGAAGAAAAAACGGTGGACAAAGAAATAATGAAAAATGAACTGAAGGATTATTTAAAAAATTTATCAAAGAGTAGCACTTCTACAAAATTAGAATCTGCTGGAGATTTATTTAATGATACCGGTAATCAAAATTTTACAAGCTATTAAATATTTTTTTAAACTACATAGATATTTCTTTTTAATTTATTTATAATGAATTTTAGTGAAAAAAAATATTTACTTACAAAATTTCCAAAAAATATAGAACTTTTTTATGAAAAACCATTTCATAATAAAGTTTACAAAACAGATTATTATATAACAATTCCAAAGGGAAAAAAATATTTTGCTTGGTTTAAAACATTTAACGAACAAAATTATTTATTTATTTTAGAAATAGATAGAAGAAAGTCATCCATCAAATCATTTGATTTAGTTAGGGTATGTTTTGATAATTCTTTGTGTTTTAGGAAAGGTACGATTTTTTATGGAACAATTTTTTTATACAATAAACATAAATTTTTTAATATTGAAGATGTTCTTTATTTTAAAAGTCAAGATGTATCCGATTATTCCAATGTTAAAAAATTTTCGCTACTCGACGATATATTTAAGAAATATTTGAAGCAAAATTGTTATTTTGATGAGCTTGTCTTTGGATTGCCAAATATAATTACAAAACGTACCGATATAGATAGAGTTATACGCTCTATACCGTATCCCCTGTATGCTATACAACATAGAATGTTACACAATAAAATGAACAGTGTAATTAATGAAAATATAACCAGATTTAACATGTTTGCTAATTTTCTACTTAAGGCTGAAATATGTCCAGATACATACAATATTATGGCAATGAAAAATAATAAATATGTATCGCATGGTTTTGCTTTAATAAATAGTTATAAACAAAGTGTTTACATGAATAACATATTTAGAACTATAAAAGAAAATATAAATTTAGATTATCTAGAAGAAAGTGATGACGAAGAGGAATTTGAAAATATAGATATTAATAAATTCATTAAAATAAATAAAGAGGTTGTTTTTCGGTGCGTTTATAATAGAAAATATAAATTATGGTCGCCCATTGAAATGGTAAAGGAAAACGTATCATCAATGGACGAAATTATAAATATTGAAAAATAATAATAATAATATATATATGCCAGAAAAAACCGCATCGCATTTATTTTCCAACACAAAAGGTTGTAAGGGTATTCAGGGTGCCGCTTTATTACACAATCAAAGTGGCGGTGGTTTAGGGTCGAAATCGCACGCTGTTGATAGATTTAACCATTCTAGTGCATCTAGCTATGGTTTTGATGAAAAGGGTGCTGCTGTAGCCCATGAATTACGAGGAAGTTACGCAGCTATGACAAAAAACTTTGATAAAAACCATTGTGGTGGTTACAAAAGACGTAGAAGGAGAACAAAGAGACGCAGGAAAAAGACCAAGAGTCGCAGGAAAAAGACCAAGAGTCGCAGGAAAAAGACCAAGAGTCGCAGGAAACGCAGAAAGCACAATAAACGTTTAACTAGATACAAGAAATCTCGTAGTAATAAACGCAGACGTAGAAGAAGAACAAGAAGATCGCAAAAAGGTGGCGCCTCTATATCTTACTCTACTGTGAATAAAGGATTACTTGGAAATGATGCTAGAATATTGGGTACAAATAGTATGATGCTTAATGAAAAAACGTGTGGTGATAATTATAACCACTTTACAGGTGGAGAAGTCAAAAGCTTATATTAATTTATTTAAAGTTTTAATTAATTTTAAATAAATACTTAAAAGTCTATCATACATTTACCAGAAAGCAATTGGTCCAATGGTTCTGTATCTACTTTTATAACAACTTCATTATTTTCCCCTGGTTTTTTCTTTTTCCTTCTTCGTATATTATTTTCAACATCATATATACATTCCCATTGATCATCTTGATATCTTTTATTATCTGATATCAATATCTTAAACTTTTGTTTTTTATAAAAAGCTCTTCGTTTACCCCAATGTCTCTGAAACATAGCATGTGAATCTATAATATCATACACTTCGGTATTATCATGTTTCATTCTCAAAATACGGCCAACCGCCTGTGTCACATCTACTTTGGGTGTTGCCATTACTAACGTTGTTAATGTCTTAATATCCAATCCTTCTTCAGCCATAGCATATGTCGCAATTATAATTTTTTTTCTTTCCGATATCTTTAAATCTTTCTCCTTCATACCACCCACATAATATCCAACTGATTCTATATTTCTATGTTTTATAGCATCATGTAAATATTTTAATATTGACTTGTTATGAGCCAATACCATTATCTGAGCCTTTTTTTTAGTATCTTTTTTAATAATATCTCCTATCACCGTTAATATAAATTCTGACCTAGAATTATATTCACATATTTTTTTAATCATCGATGAATATTTAACTCGTCCTCTATAATCAAGCAAAACTTGATTAAATTCCTCGTCATGTGTCTTATATTCTATACCCCTTACAGTTACTTTATCTTCTCCCTTTCTCTCTATTTTACAAACTAACTCACCTAAAAACATTTTAATTACAAATGTCAATCCGTCCTTTCTTTTTACCGTAGCCGACAAACCTAACATATATTTCGTTACCACTTTATACAATGCCCTGCTAAAAACCTCACTCGAAATATGATGACACTCGTCTACAATTGTTAAACCATACTCTTTAAATAATGCGGTTGGATACTCTTTCATACTTAAACTTTGTAACATACAAATAACTATATCTTTATCTTCCACGTCTATAATTTTAGCCTGTATTCTTCCTACTTTAGCATCGGGTAAAAATTGCTCTATTCTTTCAACCCATTGGCGTAGTAAAAACTCTTTATGAACAATTATTAACGTTTTCACTTTTAATTTACTAATAATATTTAACGCCAAAATTGTTTTTCCAAAACCCGTATGTAAGGCCAATAAACCCCCGCCGCCATTTTTAACATGATTTAAATATTTTTCCACAACTGGTTTTTGTTTGTCTCTTAAATCGCCCTTAAATTTTAAATCTATAGTTTTATAATTATTTAGTCTGTTTTCATCTGGTTCTCCGTAATTATTATAACCATAATATCTTGGTAAATATATTTTATTGGCGGATTCCCTATATACTGGAAATGGTGATGGTTTTTGTAATGAATTTTTAGGAACATGTGGAGATACTGTTAATTCTTTTCTAATTAATTCTTGTTCCTCAATTTCCAAATTTTTTTTATATATTGTATAACCTTTATTTCCCAAATAAGTTGCTATTTCAGACATCGCTATTTATATTATTTTTATGTTTTTATATATTTTTTACTTATCCATTTAATGTTATTAATTTTTTTATTCAATTAAATAAAAATATTAACTTATCATATATGGATAAATTTTTAAAAAAATTAACACAAGAAAAACATCACTCTTTATTGGCTGTTTTGTTAGGAATTTTTATCATAGTTGATATTAAAATTCCTTTACAACTTGCGAATCTCATTGACACAATTGTTGGCAAGACTATTGTTATTCTTACTGTTTTTTCTTTACTAACATTCAATAAATTTGTTGGTGTTTTAGCAATTATTTCTGGTTATTTACTTGTTATGAGGTCGATGGATGCCACTGGGAATAAAAATTTAAAATATTTAGAAAGTGAATCAAGTAAGTTTAATAAAATGAAAATTTTTAACAGAGCACAAAAAAATACCGTTGAGGAAGATATTATTAACAATATGTTACCCAGAGTTGCCAGTGAAAATGGTCCCATGGGTGAGTTTAAACCTGTTCAGGGTAAATTATACGATGCTGAAAAATTATAATTATTAAATATTTTTTTTTAAATTTAATAATTATTTACTATTTATTTGCTATTTATTGCTATTTATTTTATAGTATGTCTATCTAATATTTTTTCTGTCCCAATTAACAAACCCAATTTGTTAAATACTGTATCATGAACCACCACTACAATACCAAGTAATACAACCGACAAAATAACCAACATAAAAGAGTTTCTTACTGATTCTGGGACACCAAAAGATACTGTTTTTAACCATGACAAACGCAAACGACCATCTATGGGATTATCGTCTTCATCTACAATAGGTTCGCACGTCATGGCTGAAACATCCGGTTCCATATTGAAACCCGGTCCTGCTTTCGTCCCCCTGGGATTTAAATATATCCCTTTTTCATTTACTTTCATACACTCTTTATGATTTGATGATGATTTACACCAACTTATTTTTTTAAAAAACGGTGAGTCTATGGTATCCGATAAATTATGCTTAAAATCTCCTCCAAAAGTATTTCTTAATTTCCTATATGTATTTGCCTTTATATTTATAGCACTTTCTTTTGGAAATATAATATAATCTGCTTTCATTGCGTCGGCGTGATCACAACCAAATGGAGCAAACATACTATTTGGATAATAAATAAATTCTGACTCCGGTATAATATCATTTAATGTAAAATTATTTACTTCTATTTCTTCAACGTCTTTATCAGAACTAAAATCAATATCACCAAATTGAGAAAACCAATTTGTTTGTTTTGATTTACCAGTTGTTCTTTTTATTGGAATTATAACGCATAATAGTTTATCTGTTTTTATACTTTTAAAAATTAATAATAATTCTCCGTCCATTTCTTCGCCATCATATAAATTTGCCGACTTAATAAACATAATCATGAAAACGAGAGTTATATTACCCATTGTAGAAAATTTTGCTGTAACCGTATCTGATATGCCTATTGGTATAAATCCTTTAATGGGTGTATTATTAACTTTTAATTTATACATGTTAATTTTATTTACTTCTTTAAAATCATATTCAAATTTTGATAAATTAATACTATTGTTATAATTTTTTTTTATCTTCTCCATTTCTATATTTATTGGTAGATAGCTCTTCATTTTTCCATCTGTTAGGTCTTGGGAACATCTTTTTGTCATAATTATATAATATACATATTTTAAATTACTAAAAAAATGTGATTTTAAAATATATATATATAATAAGTATTATGAATTTTTCAAAGAATAGAATCAAAACTTTGTTAAAAAAAAATAATAAATTACAAAGTAGAAAAAGATATAAGAAAAAGAATAAAAAAAATAAAAAGAATAAAAAAAATAGTTTTAGAAGAAAAAAAATAAACATTAGAAAAAAATCTATTAAAAAGTATAAATCAAAAAGAATTGCTAAAAAGAAAAGAAAAGCATATATTAAACAAAAAGGAGGTTCAAAAATTACTTGGTATGAATCAAATGAAGTGAATGTTGAAAATATTAAAAAAAATATAGAAGAAGAGAAAGGAAATGGGGAAGAAACTGATTTTGATGCTTACTCTTTTGACTTTTTATACCAACACGTGCCAAGAATGGCAAGTCGGGATGATTTAATACAAGAATTTAAAAATATAATTGATGGTAAACCACCGGGTTATTCACCTGAAGATGAAGCCCCGAAAAACCCGGGTGACGGTGGTGACGGTGGTGCCGATGGTGCCGGTGGTGACGGTGGTGCCGATGGTAAAGGCGGTGACCATTCCGGAGAAATGGAAAGCAATACTAGCAAACATCTAGCTAAAATAAATGATTGTACACCCGAAACAATAATACACGTTGGTGATGGAACACCCGGGAATAGAAGAAGTTATTTATTTCAAGATTCACCAAATGATTGTAACCCAACAGATTCTATCGAGGGACTATGGAAAAATTTATTTGACATGGGTATATAATTTAAAAACAATTATAATTATTACAAACAATTATAATTATTACAAACAATTATTAATGACGATTAATCTTTGAATATATTGCTTTTTGTCTTTTTCTTAATATAGCCATTTCTGCCTTAAAATCTATTAGTATCATAATAATACTATCTATTTTTGCCTTCATTTTAGTGATATTTTCATATGTTTCTTTTAAATTATAGAGTCCAGGAATTATTTTATTACAATACAAGCATATTCTTTTAATAAGCTTCGAGAAATATATATAATTTATACTTGTTGTATGTAATTTTATATTATCCAAAAAATCAACAAATTCATTAAAATCACTATCTAAATATTTAAATGTTTTTTCTCTGTTTTCACTCCACCACCATCTTGATAATTTTTGCGTAAAACC